TCGAACCCAGCCGAGGCCACGCGCACACCGGCCGTCGAGGTGAAGCGCCAGCGCCTGTCGCTCGACGCGTTCAAGGCCGTTCGGGCCCGGGCCGACGACGTGAACGGCTGGCTGGGCAAAGCGATGGACCTGGCGCTGGTGACCGGCGCTGACCGCGACACGATCTCCGGCCTGGAGCGCCGGGCCAACGTCGTCGACGACTGCCTGCAGTTCCGCCGCGGCAAGACCGGCGTGCTGATCGCCATCCCGCTCGACCTGGAACTGGTGGCGGCTGGCCTGGTGCTGCGCCAGGTCGTGAAGAACACCAGCGGCGTGGCTAGCCGGTTCATCGTGCATCACGTCCGCAACTTCGGCAACGCGCCGGCCGGCAGCCGGGTGTTCGTGGACACCATCAGCAAGGCCTTCACAGCGGCTTACAGGCTCACCGAATTGCCGCAGGGGAACGCACCCACGTTCCACGAGATTCGCAGCCTCTCAAAGCGTTTGTACGCGGCCCAGGGCAACGTCGACACGAAGGCGCTGCTGGGCCACCAGGACGAGAAGACGGCGGCGCTCTACGCCGACCCGCGGGGGTCAGAAGCCATCCGCGTGACGGTCAAGCCGCTGCCGGCAAATAAACAATCTTTAAACACTAAGTGAACAGCTCGCCATCTTCATAGGAGAAATTCCTACTGGCAGATGTTGGCGGTGCAGACCACCAAAACAGCGGGTTTTGCTAGTTGCATCAATGCCTTAGGAGCGATTTTCGGGAGAGTGTACGACCCTCGGAAGCGCCACATCCGCACCTGAAGAATCAATCACTTGGCGGTGCGATGTAAACACGTTGGAAGCCTGGTGCGGCGCTACGGGTCGACCCGCGTGTCGGCAAAGTCACCCCAGCGGCTGGAGCCGCGGAAGAGCGGCGGCGGCAGGACCTTCTCGGTCGGGTGCAGCGGCTTGAAGCTCACAACGCGAAGGCTGCCGCAGCGGCGGAACTCCGCGTAGAGGCAATGGGGGAACGGCCCCGAGCGGGACCGCCTCAGCAGCAGGTAGCCCTCGCGGCCCTTGGCGCGGCGGCGCCAGTACAGCGCCCAGGCCCACAGCAGGCAGTTGCTGCGCACGACGGCTACGCCACGCCCTTGACCTTCTCGAACGACCTCAGGCCGCCCAGGCCCAGCATGCCGAGCATGAGCTGCCACAGGTTGTCGTCGATGCCCGGCAGCGGCGGGAAAGCGTGCCCGGTGACGATGCCGCCCCAGCTCAAGAGCGGCCGGCCGACGTACTGGAAGAACAGTGCCAGCGCGCACACCCAGCCAATGCCAGGCCGCCAGCCGCTGGTGAAGGCGGACGGGCTCGCGGCTTCGGCCTTGTTGGTGTCGAGCTGGCCCTGAACAATGGCGACGGCGGCGGCGAGTTGCGCTGCCTCCTGGGCGGACTTGTCGGGCCAGATACGCTGTATTACCGTGGTGGCCAGGTCAACGCCTGCGGTGAGGGGATCCAGTGCCATGGCGGCCTCCTAGAAGAGCGGGCGCGTGCCCGTGGCGTCAATGCGCAGCAGCTGGCCGCGCGGGTGGGGTGCGAAGGAAATGTGAACCCAGCGGTCGTACTCGACGATCAGCTGATCGAAACCGATGCCTGCTCCGCTCAGGCGCGAGGCGACCGTGATCGGCGGGCCGAAGCCGGGGCAGATGAAATCCACGGCCTGGCCGGTCAAGTGCTGGCTATTCCGTTGGCCGCCGACAGCCTTGTTGAGTTCGGGGCAGCGATAGCCGCTGGAGATGATGATGGGCGCACCGAGCAGCACGCGCACCGCTTCCAGCCCGTTGGCCGTGGCCTTGAGGTTGGCGACCACGTCCAGCGGCGGGTCGTTGCTGATGCCGCGATGCTGGGTGGCGACCATCTCCTCCAGCGTGAAGTGCGGGCTTAAGTTCACGACTTGTCTGCCTTGTCTTTGAGCGCTGCCCGGATTTCGTCAATGCCGTCCTTGATTGGCTCCAGCGCCTCGCGCAGCCGGTCCTGCAGGCGGTCGTATCTGACGTAATCCGTGCCCAGCTTGACTTCGAGCGCCGAGAGGTCGCGGCGCAGTGCCTGGGTGGCGCCGTACAGCTCGCGAGCAAACCATCCCAGGGCGCCGCACACCGCGCCCAAGGCGGCAATGAAAATTTGTTCCAGGTTCATCACAGGCCCACGAATGCCAGCGGACCAATTGCCACCCACTTCGCAGCAGCGGGTTCGTAGTAGCAGATTGCAGACTGCCCGGCCGCGAGCGTGATCAAGTTGGTCACCTGATCGGATTGCCTAACGACGGTTGTCGTGGTGCTCGAAACTTGATTTGCGATGACGATCTTTCGCCCTTGGCCTGGCAATCCAGGCAAAGAAACAAAAGACCCAATGCCCGTGACATTCAAAACCTGAACAGGCGCCGCGGAAACTGATTGCAATACCAAAGATGCATTCAGACCCAACGTGGTTTTCTGCACAGGCTGATTCCACGCAAACGACTCGACGCCGAGGCCGATCCGCGCTGACGGCAGATAGGTCGCCGTGTCGTACTCAGTGATATTGGCCGAGCCGACGAACACGTTGTCTTCCATCACCGGCACAGCGCGCTGGTCGTTGACGCTGATCAGCCGGGTGTTTGCCGGCGGCGTGTTGTCGCTCGCGTCGACATAGCAGTTCTTGACCGAGCCGCGCGTGCCGTTGGCCGCGAAGTAGGTGATGTCGATGACGTTCGTCCAGGGCCGGAACACTGACAGCCCCTTGATGGCGTAGTTCGTGACCGACTGCAGTTTGACCATCGGACCGGTCATCGTCGTGGCGGTCGTACTGCCGCCCAACATGAAGCCGCCCTCGATCACGAGAGAAGAAACGGCCGCCGTCGAGTCCACCAGCAGGTGGTTGACGCCATTGAACTCGGCGTAGTAGTCCTTAAACGTGATGGATCGGTAGCCTGCCGAAATCCGTGTGCCGGCATTCGCGTTGCTCTGCGCAGTGCATTCGTTGAACACCAGCACTGCCGATCCTGCCGAAGCGCCGGCCACGAAGCCGTCGCTGAAACGCTCCCACACGCAGCGGGTGAAGATGAAGATGCCGGCGAAAAGCGAGGAGCCGAAATCCACGCCCTTGCCCGTCTGGCCCGAGCTTGCCGCGTTGGTCACATACACATCCGACCAGGCGCCAAACCAGCTGCTGTGCCAGTAGATGCCGTTGCCACCCGCATTGAGCTGCAGCACGGTGACTTCACGCAGCTTGGACCAGGGGCTGGCAGCCTGGCGGATCACGAAGCCGGTGCTGTTCATCACGAAGCTCATCCTGCTGATGCGGACGTTTCGCGATGGGTAGGTGCCCGAGTCGTAGGCGTTGGGCGAGATTACGAACCCGTCGCCCGTGGTCGAAGTGCAGATGAAGACCGTGCCCGTAGCCCCGGCGCCGGGCCAGCCGTTGGCCTCGGCGTCGATCATCTGGCCGTCGCCCTCGATCAAGATGCGACCGGCGAACGTCTGGCTGAAACCCGCATTCAGCGCTGCGTCGTAGTAGGCATAAAGCCGGGTGAAGTTGTACTTGCCAGCTGGTGCATAACCCTTCTTCTGCGGGTTGTTGGACAGGTAGTTGATCCAGTTCTGGATGGCCGTCGTGCTGTCGGCAACGCCGGTCGGGTCTGCGCCGAAGTCCAGCACCGACACGGATTCGCGGGCCTTGTCGCTGAGCGTGCGCAACACCGCGCCCGTGCCCGCCTGAATCCAGCCGATGAAAGTCGAGCCCGCCGCCAATGCCAGGTCTTTGAGCCACTTGCCCACCGTGCCGGCCGCGTAGGCCAGGGCGTAGCCGAAACCGACCTGTCCGGCGCCACCGTTTGCACTTGTCGTGCTGGCAAGCGTCGAAAAATTGGTGACGAACGGCGCCCCGCTCAAGGTGGAAATATTGGGGGCGGTGATCGTGGTCTGGCCATAGGCAACCGTCACCGAATAGAGACCCACATAACCGACATCGGCTGCCGGCGTCGTCTGCGTTCCAGTCGTTGCGGGGATGCCTGCCTTCGCCGACAGCACCACAATGCCCTTGCGAGCCGTGGCCTGACTCGTGCCGTTTCCCGCCGGGCCCTGATATGCCTGCGTCGGGTTGCTGGCGTTGTAGTACGGCAGCGTCACCAAGTTGGTGTCGCTGTCCTGATAGGCGGCTTGGATCAGGTAGTTGATCGAGTAGCCGACGGTCGTCGGCGCCGCGCAGGCCAGCGTCACGGGATCGAGCAGGATGCCCTGCTTCAAGATCTGGTGTGTGGTGTCGGCCGCCAGCGACGAATAGGCTGTTCCGTCGATGTTCTGGAGGCTGTAGATACGGCCTGCGCCGACCTGCACTGTCAGCGCGGCAGGAGTACTTGGCGTACATGCCAAGCCGCTCGCTTGAGTGATGGTGCCGAACACATCCGCACTGAGCGCCGCCAGCGCGACCATCGCGTTTTTGTTGGTGTTCAGAAGGTCAGTGTCAAGTGGGATCTGGCCCGGGTATGTGATCTGGCGGTCCATTGGTGCTCCGGTGGGGCAAAGAAAAAGGCCGCACGAGGCGGCCTTGTGAAAAGGGTGGGGCGGATCAGGGGCTGATGCGCGCCCAGATGACGTAGCCGGCTGGCCTCACGCTGTCGATGGCGGCGAAGATGTCGGCATCAGTGATGTTGTTCTGCAGGCTGGACAGCGATGCGTATTCACCCTGTGCAGCCACGCCGTAGCCGGCGGTCGAGACGCCGTAGCCAGCGATGTTCGGAATGCCCGTGCCGATGGGCCGATAGGCCGTCACGAAGGACTGCATGGGCAGCAGCAGAGACCCGTAGCCGCCCGCCACGCCGTACCCAATGGGTCCGACGCCATAGCCTCCTGTGTCGGCAGGCCTTGCGGGCTCGAATATCACGGGCGCGCGCCCGGTCAGCTGGGTCAGTAGCGTGGCCACCGAATTCCGTGTCCCTCGCTCCCGGAAGATGTTGACGATGATGCGCGCCCTGAAGCTCGCGTCGGTCTGATTGGTGGCGCGCAGCAGCGTCGAGCCGAAGAAGTCCCCGGCGATCATGTCGAGGAAGCCGTCCGTCGCGGTGGCGATGCGCGTCTGGTTGCGCACATAGGCCAGCAGCGAGTAGGCGAAAGACAGCGCCGACGACGCGCCTTGCAGCAGCGCGTCGCGGATCGGCACGAGGCCTTGCTGGAACCACCCGCCCGGGATGAGCTGCCGCAGCCGCGTGCTGATGTCGCTCTGGTCACCGATTGCCATGAATGCTCCTCAGGTGACCGAGATCGTGCCGGCCTTGATGACTTGCTGATTGGTGGCCGTCAGGTCAGCCGTGCCGCCGTTGAGCGTGATGCCGGTGACGTTGGTCACTGCCGGCGACGCGCCGTAGGCGAGCTGCGAGAGCTTGGTGTAGGGCAGCGTCTGCCCGATCACCAGCCCGTTGATGTAGGACTGCACGGCGGCTTGCACCAGAGCGACGATGGCGGCGTGGTTGTAGCCGCTCGCCGTAGTGGTGGCCATGGCCACGTTGGCCGTCACAAGCACAGGCGCGAACACGCCGAAGGTCGAACCGACCGGCCGCACGGCGTCGACGGCGTTGCTGACGGTGGACAGGAAGGTGCCGGACGGCGCACCGGTGCCGTCATCGACCACCACGTAGAAGTAGCCCAGCTGCGCCGCGCCGCCGTAGGCATAGCCCTCGGTGAGCGTGTAGTTGATGCCCTGCTGGATGGCCAGGATGGCATTGCCGATGGCAGCCCTGGTCGCTTTCGACAGGCTGTTGATGTAGCCGACGAACCGCGAGCGGAAGGCGGCATCCGTCTCGGCGTCGGCACCCGTGGTGAAGGCCGCCGCGTTGGTCACCGTGTCGACGCCCGCGATGGCCTGGCCGAGCGTGTTGATCGCGGCGATCGCGGCATTCGCCGCAGCCGCTGCGTTGACTGACTTCACGGTCGCCACGCAACTGGTGACGCCGGCCGCCATCACATACCCGCCCAGCGTCGCGCTGTAGGCCGTCTGGTTCGTGTCGGCGATCACCGTGTACTTCTGCGAGCCATCGGCCGTCTGCACGACAGACGCGAGCGGCACCACAACCTGGGTCGTCGAAGTGAAGCGCGCGAAGGTCACCTGGCCGGTGGCCTGCTGGGCCGCCAGGCGCGCGAAGCCGAAGTCGGCCGCCCAACTATCCGCGTCGGCGCCATTGCTGGTCGCAAACCGGGTCAGCGATGCAATCTGCAGCGCGATGCCCTGCAGCCAGAGCGCAATTGCCGCCACGGCCTCCACAAAGGCCCGCAGCACGGAGCCGATCGTCATGTCGACGAGCTGCTTCGATGCGCCCTGGATCGCGGTGACCGCGTTGCCGACGATGGTCGCGAAGTTCTGGGTCTGGATCGCCATGGGGCCTCACTGGGACACGTTGAAGCTGAGAACCGTGGCCTTCTTGGTGAGCGCATCGGTGTAGCCGATGGTCACTGCGAAGCCGGTGAGGTCGGTGGGTGTCTGCCGCACGTTGATCTGCGGCGGCGGCGTCTTGGCCACGCTGTCTTCCAGCAG